ACCTTTACTCCAGGAGGGAGGACATTCTTTGGCCCGCCACCGGCATCCCACATTTTGAGCATGTCCCAATCTGCGGTGCTCTCGGTCTGGTAGAGGCGGCGGATGTTCTCGCGCGCGCCTTCCATGGCCTCGTTGAAGAATGATTCCGTCTCAACGTCTGGATCATAGTTCATTCGGCCAAGGCCAAGGACCCGGTGCCACGATGTCTTGCCGCCCATCTTACAATCCACGAAAAATGGGTGGATGAAGTGCTCAGGCTTTTCATAGAACGCCTCCTGCTTGAACAGGTAGGTTGGGTATGGCATGACGCTCTTGGCAACGTCCTCCTTTTGGGAGATGGTCAGCCGTGGGAGAATTGCCATGTCAACCGGACCCTCGGAGCCCTTGCTCCAGAAGAAGTAGAAGACCGGGATTCGCATCCTGCTTCCAGCGGAGCCAATGGCGTTGGCTGATGCCTGCTCAGCGAGCTCGTCCACGGACTCCATTTGGAACCCGGTGATCGCTGTGGCTGAATTCTTGGCCTTCAGGGTGCCTTCCATGCAGGCGATGGTTGTCTTGATCGCCCCCTCATTCCAAGGGGAGGTAAATCCAGCGCTCTTTCTGCCTTGCGCGCACTTCAGGGCGTCCCGGAGATCCTGAATGGTCATGTAGTCGGCGACGACGCTGTAGGGGATGTCTCTCGCCAGAATGCCTGTGCCGCGAGGAACGTAGGGTCTGGCCATGGTTGGACACCAGTCATACTGGTCGCGGAACATCAGGGTTCCGTTGCCAAACAGAGTGATTTCGCCAGCCACTGATTTCCACTCTGGGCGAAGACGGCGGCTGTCCTTGATGATGCTGTTGAGCCTTTCGGTGATGGTGGTTTCCCACTTCGACCGAAGGTGCTTTTTGTCCTTCGGCATGTCCCGGAGGGTGATCTCGAAGATCGTCTTTCCTTTGGTGAAGATCGATTCGACCTGGGTCTTCGCGGTGTTCAGGGAGTCAAAGCCAAGCAGGTGGTTGACGATGCTGGTGTCGCCAGCCTCCTCGGCCTGGGCAGCCGACATACTCTCCTGGCCATTGTAGAACCCCATGATTGTGGCGCGGTCCTCTGCGTCAAGGGCGTCATCCTTAACAAGCTGCTCAGCTTCGGCGAGCATTTCCTCATTTGTGAACATGGATTTCATAGTTCGATCTTCCATCCGTAGGTTTTAGCCGCAATAGTCCAGGACACCTGCTTTTTGCCAAGCTTCTTGTTCACATGATTGTGAGCATTCCACGACCATACGGCAGCGTCCCTCTCACTATTAACACCCTCCGGGGGGCGAATCATCAAGATTTTCTTCCATTCGTCAAAACAACGCTGGCAGCCGTTCAGTGGGCTTGCGACTGGATCGAGAAGAATCCCAACGCGCTGAATGGCGGCGAGCCAGTCCTCCTTGGAGAACCTGATGCCGAATGAGTGGAGCCAGAACCACGCGATGGGCCCCCACTTCTCAGGACCGTGCTCCCAGTGGTCGCGACTCCCTTGGGAGTTCTGGACGGCTCTTCTGGTATTCGTTGGTTCAGGGGAGTCCCAACCCCTGACGACTCTGTCTGGGGCCTTCAGGACCCACTGTTCATTGCAGATTCTCCAGCAGGTTTCGGCCTCCTCTTGAGAGCCCTTCTTCGCCGTCCCGATGTCACGGCGGATTGCCGCCAATTGAGAAACTACCCTGGCAGGAGTGACCCCTTGAACGGACCACTGTTGGCCAAGATCGACATAGGTGACTCCCCAGCCTCCGGGGATTCCGCGATTCTGGTGCTGCTTGATTGCGCAATTTGTCATAGTGGACGTGGATGAAGTTTTGTCTGATGCTTTCTGTTGAAGAGGGGAAGCGCCCTGATCTTTGCGATCAGATCATTGGTGTTTAGAGTAACAGAGTTTGCCTTCCTTTCAATATTTGATCTGAAGCCTAGCCTTCTGGCAAGCTCAAAGCACCCAACAAGGACATCGGCATCGTTCGGAGAGTTGCCTTGGTTGGCTGCTTTGTAGTCCTTCTTTGGCTGGATCTGCTTCCTGGTGCCCTTCTCTGTCCATGGCCTGCGCACTAACTGCTGGATCGCTGCCGGAATGAGATCACCTCCCCGGAATTGCCCGGCCTGCATGGCGGCGGCGAGCTCGAAATACATCTCTGACACGAAGTTGTAGTAAACCTCACGGCAGGGCCTGTTGCCGCCCGATACGGTGCGCTCAGTGGCCTCACCGCCGAAGTCCAGGGAGACGATCCTGCTTCCCATGAGGGCAACCATTTCGTGAACAATGCCTGCACGCATGGAACCGTCATAACCGAACCGTGACACTGGGATGTTGTGCCGCTTCAGGAACTCGCTGCACCCAATGACGATTTGCTGCTCTGGTGTGATTGCAGCGTCGGCCTTGATAAGGAACTCTTCAGTGCCTATCTCCCTGAGCTTCCTTGCCCATTCGTCATCCATCCTTGCCAACGTGTCGATCTTGATGTTCTCGAACGAAAACAGTGGGGTGAAGACCGGGACCGTGTGCCACTCCCCGTCGATAGAGGCGATCCTTGCCGGGCCAAATTCACATGCTCCGATTCGGCAGGGATCTCCACCAAACCCAGGGTCACAGAACGCAACCACTTCGCGAGCACCCATGTCCCAGGTGAATTCATCGTAGCCGCCAGACGCTCGCAGCTTGTCCTTCGTCATGACGAAGTAGTCCGACATTGAGGAGTTGGGGAATGACCTCACCTGCTCCAAATACTTCGGTCCACGGAGCCCATGGATGTCTTCCATGTCCTGTCTCACGTCTTCGGTCAGAAGATGCTTCGACACCAGCTTCCCGGCCTTGACGTTGGGGGACAGGTGGCCATCGAATCTCCACGTCCATGACTTGTAATTGGAGGCCCAGTCTTGATCGAGGTCAATATCAAGGTCTGCATATTCCCTGCCCTCTGGTCGGCAGAGGTCCCCTTCGAGCCCTTCGATGTTTTTGAAGTTACAGCCAGTGAGGCAGATCAGGTTTCTGTTCCCGGTGATGTTGTCGAGGGCATCCAGCAGGGCTGATGATGGGAATTCTGCAATTTCGTCGCAGATCAGGATCAGCCAGCCTATATCCTGGTCCAAGGACTTCGTGCCCTGAAGCTTGCCGACCTTGTCGAGGGTGATCAGTTCGATGTAGCCAGCCTCGTCGGACTTTTCATCATAAACGTATCGCTGCTTGGACCTCAGATCGATGACGCTTTCCCACAGTCCAGGCCTTGCGGCCTTCATGTTGGTCATCCTGGTGCCAATTCTCCCCCAAATGGTGGAGTCAGCCGCTGATTTGTAGGGTCCACTGATGAACGCCCTAGTGTAGGACGGGTTAATGGACACCATAACGTGGACAAAGATCGCAAAGAAGTTGGTCTTCCCGGAATTCTTTGACCCGATGAAGTTTGCGATCTTCCTTTTGTGCTGGAAGACAGTGGCCTGGACCGCTTTCCACATGCGGATGATCCAGGAATTGATTTCCACGTTCGGCATGATAAGCCGCTGGTAGCGGAGGGCGTGCTGAACGAACCCCCAGACCTTTACAGGCTCCTCACCCTCGCATTCAATCTCCTCCTCATGCCAAAATGGGCATGACTCCGGGTTTTCCTCCCACTCTCTTTTCCATCCCTTCAGGATAGCCCTCTCCACGGCAATGTCTGAAGCCCTTGGGGACTTCTGTCTCAGCTTTTCGTAGTAGTAGGGCAGATCCGTCATTGTTTTTCAGCCCAAGCACGGAGTGCCTCATACCCCTTTTTGCCAATGCCCACCATCATTGATGTTGGGTGCTCGGCGAGATAGGCCTTCACCTCTTCGAGGGAGTTGATGCTGTTCTGGCCGAGGGCATAAATGGTTCGCTCGCTGAGCCCGGCGGTCCATCGTTTGCTCTTGATCTCGTTGAGGACGGCGATCCTCCAGATTTCCAGAGCCCTCCCCTCGGAAACACCAAGGGTGGAGGCGCATTCTTTCCATGAAGCGCCCCCATTCCTGAGTCCAAGGATCAATTTATCTCTTTCGGTCATAGCGGTATTGGTAGAAACCCGGGGAGTGGGATCAGATGAACCACGAGGCCACCTTCGGTGCTGCCGAGCTTCAGGTAGTAGGCGCTCTTGTCGATGACGCCGCCGCTCTTTTTGATGAACTCGTCGGCAATGAGTCCTGCCAGTTTCTTCTCGTCGATGGCAGTGACTTCGACCTCAATGCCTGGAGTTGCCTTGGCCTCTGTGGCATTGGCGTAGGCGCAGTCGGCGCAGTGGTAAGCACGCTTGTCGCCAATGAAGTGGCATTTGCATTCCTTGCAAATGGCGAAGTAATCTCCAGGTGCCCAGCCTTTGCGCCGAGGCCTTGAGTCGCATGGCTTCGAGTTCAGAAAGGAAGCGCCTGGAGGAGGCGTGTGGTCCAGATCCTGGACATCATAGTCTGGATCGTCGGGGCGATCTTCACACCCGCCAAAGATAGCCTTCTCCAGTCGGGCTGCAAACTGGGCAGCGGTTGGGGGAGGGGATTCTCTCCCTGCAACCACACGCTCCGTTGCGTGGGGGATGTAAGTGTCGATGGGCTCGATGGCATTTGCCTTGTCGCACATGCACTCCTTCTTGCCGTAGTGCTCATCGACCTCGATGTCTGCAATGATGGACACGCCCTCATTGGTGTCCAGATAAGTGTAGTCCAAGACCTTCTCCCCGTTGAGGACCCTGTCTTGATTCAACATGAAATCCTTCACGAGGACTTCAGTCTTGACCTGTAGATGACGCTTGATGACTTGCTTGCTGCTGTTCATAGGCCCCTATGATAATAGGGGGGTGGAACAATGCAAGGGGGAATGTTCGGCATACGGACCAGACGCGCCGCTTTCCCGGTCCCGAGGCAGTAGCTTTTGATCCACGCTTTTGCGGATTCTCGCCAGTAGGTCCGGCGACAGTCCGAGCACCGGTAAAGGTGGCCCGATCCAGTCAGATTGATCTTTCCGGCCCGCATCCCTTTTGCCCATCCACGGGCGATGTTGGCGGCTCCGTCGAGTTCCTTTGCGTGCTGCCTGATTTCGACGTTGAATCCGCCGTAGTAGTCCATCTTCGCGGCGACGTCGCGCATGTGGATAACCAGGGCATCCAGCTCGTCCGGCAATGCCGAACAAGGCGAGGCAGAGCAACCGCCATGAGCGGGTTGCTTCTGCGTGTTTTTCGTGGCTCTTTTCGCGCTCATGTCGGTGCCTGCTCTTTTTCGTTCGGCTTTACCAAGAGATGAACGGTGGCTTCCCAGCGTCTTGCCGAGCGGTATTTTCGCGATCCCATTTGTCTGCAAACGTGCGTGCAGCCCAGTCCTTCGCCCGCTCAACCATGCGTCCCAGCGCTGATTTGAGTTCAGGCGTTGCTGATTCATCGAGATGCACATGGACGCTCGCCAGTTCATCATCTTCTGGCTCTGGCGTATCCATCACGAAATCAAGGAAGCCTTGTGCCGTTTCTTCGTCCTCTGCAATTTGCTTTATAGTCATAGTCTTGTCTCCAAACCCGCCGAACAAAAGCGCGGCAGACAACGGCGGGAAGCTCGTATGTCGCGTGGCGGGGCGCTACTCCCGCCGTGTCTGCGCTTGG